GAAACAGCAATTGTTTCTTGACAACCTGTTCGAGAACGGGGGTAATCTCCGTCAAGCGGCAGAAGATGCGGGGTACAACCCCAAATCAACCACATATCTCCGTAATGCACTTGCGGATGAGATCATCGAGCGTAGCAAATCCCTTATGGCTGGACACGCTGTAAAGGCCGTAAATCGCCTTGTAGCGACCATTGATGATGATGGCAGCGAACCACGCGCCGAGATACGCTTAAAGGCCGCAGAAGCCCTCCTGAACCGTATTGGCTTGGGTAAACAGGAAACAATCAACCACAATGTACAAGCCGTACACGGTGTCGTACTGTTACCGCCCAAAGGGGAGATTGTACCCAATGGGTAGCAGACGTTATCAGTCCCCACGGAGTGTACCTGACGGGTCAGAGTTGAATCCTCATCCACTCTATCGTCCTTTAGGTGAGGACGCCCCACATGTACGCCGACCTACCGATGAAGAATTCCGCAAAGGTACAGGTGATCCGTTCTTTAAGGAATACGAAAAGTTTATTAAAAAAGGTATCTAAGCAAATGGCTGAACCAGACAAGTACAAGAACCCATCACGCAACGCAGAAGGCTCTTCAGAAGTAAACATGGGATTGTTCCGGAGATTAATCCGTCAATCCATGTCTTCTGATTACTCTAGTGACGAAGAGCGGGAAAAGGTTGAAGGACAAATTTCTGCTATCAGTCGTCAAATGGATCCTAAAAAGGTACAAAGTATGTACAATGAAGAGCGTGAGAATCTTGTACGTGACGGGGTACTCTCACCTGATACCTACAGCCGTATTAAGTAGCTACCCCTATGGCTACCAAGTCCAAAGTCGTACCTGCTAACCTGATCTTCAAGAACAAGATCCGCCGTAAGGGTCGGCACTCCAAAAGACCCAACAAGCAGTACAAACCCAAGTCTCATTTCGCGTGATATGTCCGATGAAGAATCAAACAATGGTGAGGAAGCTCCAAAACGCAAACGTGGTCGTCCCCCGAAAGACCCAAATGCGCCTAAGAGCCCCTATCGCCTATCAAGCACTGAGCGAGCACGCCGCGAAACTCAGCGACGAATCCGAAATAATGCTAAGAAAGCTAAAAAACTTGAAGGACAGGCTAAACGCTATCGTCAGGTAGTCCGAGAACAAAAAAAAGCAGCGGGACTTGTAGAAAATGCTCTCAACAATCAAAAAAGCACGGTTATTGATCAAGGAAAAATTGATAACCTACCTAAGTCCGTCCGAGATCTCGTTGAAGATTCTGAAGTGGTATTTCGGCCTAATGACGGCCCTCAATACGATTTTCTCTCGGCTCCGGAACAAGACGTACTTTATGGGGGTGCCGCAGGAGGGGGTAAATCTTTTGCCCTACTTGCTGATCCTCTTAGGTATTGTCATAACCCTAACTTCCGCGGACTACTACTGCGCCGCACCCTAGATGAACTAACCGAACTTATCGACAAGTCTCGTCATCTTTACACCAAAGCATTTCCGGGCGCTACCTTTAAGGAATCCAAGTCCACGTGGCACTTCCCATCTGGGGCTACTCTCTGGTTCACCTATCTCGAAAAAGACCGCGACGTAACCCGCTTTCAGGGTCAAGCATTTGCGTGGATAGGTATCGATGAGATTACCCAGTACCCTACCCCTTACGTATGGGACTACCTGCGTTCTCGCCTTCGTACGACCGATCAGGAGCTCATGGGTAACTTATCGATGAGATGTACGGCGAACCCCGGTGGGGTAGGCGGCTGGTGGGTCAAGAAGATGTACATCGATGCGGCACCTCACAACACGACCTTTGGTGCGTCGGACATCGAAACAGGTAAAACATTTGTATGGCCTCAAGGTCACCCTAAAGAGGGTCAACCTCTATTTTATCGACGGTTTATCCCCGCACGTCTGACTGACAACCCCTATCTTATGGCAGACGGACAGTACGAGGCGATGCTACGCTCCCTTCCAGAGGTCGAGCGCAAGCGACTCCTCGAAGGGGACTGGGACGTTGCAGAAGGTGCAGCGTTCCCAGAGTTCTCACGGGTACGGCACGTGGTAGATCCTATCGAGCTACCTACCAACTGGCCCCGCATCCGAGCAGCCGACTACGGCTACAGCTCTCCTTCGTGTGTCCTTTGGGGCGCTATTGACTGGGACAACAATATCTGGGTGTACCGTGAGTTGTATGGTAAGGGAATGACAGGAGAGGAGCTTGCCCAAAAGATTATGGAGGCAGAGGCAGATGATCCCGCCCCACATTACACTGTACTTGACTCTTCGTGCTGGAATAAAACGGGTCTTGGCCCCTCTATCGCGGAAACAATGATACGGTGTGGCGTACGATGGACACCATCAGATCGCAATCGAGTAGCAGGCAAGATGGAGATACACCGCAGGTTGGCAGATGATCCACACTCCGGGCAGCCGCGCATGAAGATATTCAGTACCTGCCAGAACATTGTCAAACAGCTTGCAGGTATTCCGCTGTCAAAAACAAACAGCGAAGACGTAGACACCAAAGCAGAAGATCACGCATACGATGCGCTCCGCTACATGGTGATGACCCGCACATCGGGCTACGCATCAATACACAGTCAATTAAGAGGAATTAAGGACAGGGCGTATCAACCGATGGACGCCACATTCGGATACTAGGGCATGGCAGAATTAGCAGACAAACTACGCGACAAGACGCTTACGGTAGGAGAGGCACTAGACCTCGCCACCAAAGATGCTCCCCAATCGCGTATCAATAATATCAAATCTTTTGGCAATAAGCTAAAAAGGCTTGGTATCGAGTACTCTGCTCCGTTCTCATCTATCGGTGAAGCAGCCAACTTGGAGCTTTTAGCTCAAGAAAGAGGTGAACCGTTCAAGGCACTGACAACTGTACAAAACGCGGTTAACAAAGCTGCTGCTGCTCAGGATATCGAAAATCCGTTCCCCGACTATTCTGCGAAGGCACAATCTGCAGGATTGGTTGAGGGCAAACAAAAAAGAGGATCATTAGCATTTAAGGGTGTTCCTGAATCAAAGTTCAGTATGCCAACCATTATGAATGCAATCAAAAATATTGAGGACCCGGACACTCGCGCTGCAGTTGCTTTTAATGCCCTCATACCTCTTCGCGTAGGAGGAGAAAACGGCCTTACCTCATTAACATTTGATGATATTGACCTTGATAACGGAGTCATTCGTGCAGCAGGTTCAGGTAAAAAATACAGACCTGAACTTGTTTTGCCTCCCGTTGCTCGTGCCATCCTTGAAGATCAGGCTAAACAGGCTAAAGAGCAGGGACGCTCCCGTATATTCAATACGACGCGAGAGAGAATGACGCAAGCCGTAAACGCCCCCGGAGGTATGAAGGATGCGTTTTCTGAATTTGAACGTCGCATGGGTAGAAAACTTACTGGTATCAAAGACCTCCGTAAGATTATCCCATCAATTCTCGCGTATGAACTAGGGTACAAAGACCTAGTAAGTAAAATTCTAGGTCATGAAAGCCCATCTGCCATTATGGGTGAAATGGCAAAGATGACATCCGATTATTACACCTCTCCCGTTTTTAAGATTGACGAGGTTGAACCAGAAACACGTGCTCTACGTGCTGTTGAAAATATTTTTGCTGACACAGCTAATATGCAGGACTTGCGAGAGCTTCCCTTAGAGATGAATGTCTCTGCAACTAGAGTAACTGAAAGCAATCAAAGATTTCCTGTCGTACCACGAGGGCAAGATTTACTAGAAGGCTCTACACCGATTGCCTCAACCCCTGAAGATGAAGAGATTCTTCAGGCTAGGCGAGAAAAACAGAAAACAGAAATAGCGGCACAAACAGCAGAAGCAGAACTTCGTACAGAGCAGGCCGCTACCGAAAAAGCTCGTACGATTGTAGAACGAAAAGGGCTAACCGAAGAGGCTGCTCGTATTAAAGCCGAAGAGCAAGAACTTCTTCGTAAAACTAAACAGGATTTAAGGGCCGAAAAACTTGCTGCAGAAGGTAAAGGCCCTCCCACGTCGTCTATGGTTGGCGACATGTTTTCTAAAATTGTGGATGTTTATAAAAACCTTCCGGGTCCTGTTAAAAAGATAGTACCTATCGCTGGTACCACTGCTTCACTTTATGCTGCTGGGCAAAAAGGCGCAGAAGCTATAGAACACTATGAACGCGGGGAGTACGGCATGGCTGCGGTGCGGGGAGCGCAGGCAGTTGAAGAGGTTGTTAGTCCTTTTCCAGTTACAACGAGCGATATTGAGGAGGCAGAACCTCTACCTGAAGATTTACGCAGCGGACCTTTAGGCGTTACAGCCCAACAGATAACACAACAAATTAACGCATTACCAAGACGTGCCTCGACTGAGGACCAAATGAATCAGTTATTGAACAAATAACTGTTAATAGTGGCAGAAAAGGAGTAGACAAAATGCCAATGAATAACTATAATTATGGTGCAGGCTATATTATGGGCCAAGACAAACAATCAGTTGACGCCAAAACAGGCGAAAATCAACTGTACCGTCAAGGTCTCGAGTTCGATACTCGCGCCAAAACGGGCGTACTTACCGAAGACATGCCTAAAAAACAAAGCAAGCCTACCGATACTGGCATGCTCAAAATGGCTGATGATTACAGCCTGTACAATACGAGCGGCAAGTAATACCTAATCCCAAAGGGGACTCTTAATGGCATCTGATGGAATGTACAGCTCGGCTGATGATGATCAGCCCAGCGAGATCAAAAACGTCGAAGAAAAAGCCCCCGGACTTGCTGGATTGATTCAAGAACGGTTCCGTGCTGCGGAAACTGGTCGTTACAATCATGAACAGCGTTGGCTACAAGCCTATAAAAACTTCCGGGGTAACTTCAACGACGGCAGTACCCAGTACCGCGATTCTGAGCGGTCAAAGGTCTTTCTTAAGATCACTAAGACGAAAGTCTTGGCGGCGTACGGTCAGATCGTGGACATTCTGTTTGCCAATAAACGGTTCCCTCTGTCGGTTGAATCTACCCCAGTGCCCGAAGGCATTGCGGAGTTTGCTCATCTTAAGACACCACTAGACGACGCCCTGACCCTCACAGACCCTTTCGGGTACGAAGGCGACGGTCGAGAGCTTCCCCCCGGAGCTACACGTGCCGTAGAACAAGAGAAAGACTTCTTGGGCGGCTTAAAAGGCGAGTACGGGCAGCTACCACTTGCAGAGGGGCGTTCTCGTATTGGAGAGCCACAAATCTCTCCTGCAGCCGAAGCAGCCCGTCGTATGGAAAAGATGATCCACGACCAGCTACTCGACACCAACGCAGTCAACGTACTTCGTTCTGCCGTGTTCGAGTCGGCCCTATTTGGTACGGGTATCGTCAAAGGTCCGATGAACTTCTCCAAGACCATCAGC